GACAAAAACTCTAAATCACATATGGGGGCAAAATCAGGATAATCACACGTACAAGTGAAACCCAATTTATTAAATACTAATGAAACCGTTCTAAAATTAAAAAAGTGTTTAATAGATTCAGAAAACGACCCAGTATTATCATCTCCCATCAAAGCACAAACAACATCATCACTAAATTGCGTATAAGACACAGGATAATTGTGTTGTTTGGCTAAGACTATATAAGAATACGAAAAAAGTATATAACTAACTAAGGTATTATCAACTAGCGTATTTCCTTGACCACTAGTATTACCTTGATTTTTCCAAAATACTTCACCATTTTCTAACACCAAGCTACCAAAATTAATGGCCATATATATAAATTCAAGTATATTACTCATACTTGACTTGTCGTACTGATTAGAAAAGCACCGAACGCGCAATCTAATTATTATTTCAAATAAATCCCAAAAAACACATACATCGAAATTACTACAATCAAGAGAAAACCCATCCTTATGCTTCAATAAAAAGCGATAGAGTTTATCCCACCCACGATAATATTTCGTAAGTCCAACTTTAGACCATGTACACTCAGAAAGAGTTTTAAATTTTTCATTAAAATCCAAACACCATCTATTAGTAAGCATAACATGATCAATTGAACCACTCAAGAAAACTCGAATATTAGGTGGATATTGATTTAGTTTCTCATGCGAACGCATTTCAAATTTTTGCGAAGTTTGCCAAAATGAAGTGAGATGATTACATGATGACGCATGATATTCATACTCATTGAGAAATTCATCTAAACGTTCGTATAAAAGAAATTGACCCTTAGTCTTATATTTTGACAGATTAATTGGATACCCAGTACTAGCCTTTTTATTAAGATTAGTTGAAACTTGGGCCCATGAATAAGGAATACAATTGGCTAGTTTATCAAAAAAGTGCAAATTTAACCAATCCTCAGCTATAGCTAAGGAAATTAGATCTAAATCGCGATAAATCACTTTATCAAATTTAAATGCTCCTTTGTATCCCGAATCAAAATTAGGTTGACAATTCCTATGTGTTTGTCTAAATGGGGGCTGAACAATTTTAACAAATTGCTCAACTACTTTATTTATTTCATCATTTACAGGTTTAAAACGAGTATGTCTATTAACATTACCAACATAGACAAATGAATTAAATGTTTGATGTTTACTACAAATATCACTAACCACTGCGCCTTCACTAACGGAGAAAAATTTAAGTAAGTTTGGAAAATAGTTGTTATAAAATTCAACTGTTTTTGAAACCTTC